TGATTTTCTCTAAGTTCGTAAAAATTAGTAGGAACATTAAATTCAACTTCAATATTCTGTTCGTTAAGTTCCAACTTTTCAAATATACCCATTAAGGTTAAGTGAGTAATAAATCCTTTTCTAAGACCTGCAGCAAATCTTTGCTGCTGTCTCATGACAAAACGTGCAAATTTTAATTCTTCACGTAAAATTGTCGACCCGTCTGCAGATGCCTGGTCTGTAGGATCAAGTCTTGTTGATGGTACTTTAAGAGATCTATACAGCTTCTTAATAAAATACATTAGATCAGCTAGCTCGCCTAAGTTATCACCACCAGGCAGCTGTGTAACTTGTGTACCTTCAGATCCTTGTCTCTTAGCAAACCAAAATGCATCAAGCATTGACTGCGGATTAAACTTTTTAACAACATCAGTTTGATCCATGTCAAATGTTTTTCGCGACCAGTAGTTTTGAATTAACTTTTTAAGATACGCTTCAGCTTTTGGTGGGGCCATATTACCCACGTCAACGTTAAAGACTAATCGCTCCGGAGCTCTAACTAACCGATATATAACAATAGCATCCTCAATTAACGATAACTGTCTATAAGGACGTCTAGCATTCTCCAAAAACGGAATAACGAAATTTTTAGTTTCGTTGTATACACCAGAATTAACATACATAATCTGGTTTTGATCCATGGGAATAAATTCTACTTTTTCAACTTTGTTTGGCTGATGCTGACTAAAAATTGGCTTTCTATATATATAACCCTTTACCAACATATTTTGAATATTATTGTATACAGGATCAATAATTTCAGCTGGAAGATTTATAACACCTAACACACCGTCTTCAACATACCCATCATGAACTATCTGTTCAAAATATACCTCTCCTTCAACTAACAATTGTCTAAAGTATTGCCATCCTTTATTTTTAAGATCATAATATTCTACATATCTATGAAACTGTTTTTCAACTTCTTCCTTTTGTTCTACGGTTAAATCAATATCTTTAAAATGTAAATGTGTAATCCACCCGGAATCGTCTGGGTTAATTGTCTCGTCACAAATTTCATCTAAAGCATCAGCTACTTCGGAGTAGGCCGCCATTATCCGATAATCTCTTAATCTACCTTGCTTATCATCTTGGATGTTTGCATACATTACATCACCAAAGGAAGAGTCCTTAGCGAAGTCGCCAATAGGTATATTGTTATATGGGTTAGAAGATGATACTGAAGCTTTTGCTAAAGCTTCTGCTCTTCTCATTCCCGCTTTTTGAAATATTTTATACTTTGGATTTAATGCGTCGTTTTCACCTCGCCCGTCTGTTGCGTAAGGTAATCTATTTTGGATATACTGAATTAAGTTTCTTCCAAATGTAGAAGCACGGCCGTCATTCGTTACATAAGAACGATTTTGACCTGAAGTAGTTGATGATCCGGTTCCTGGCATCTTGTATATATTTAGTCTAGGTGTAAGATAGAACCACTACCAGCTTGTGATGTAGTTGCCCAACCGGCTTCGTTACCTGTTACAAATGTGAATTGCCCTTGCCCACTCAGAGTGCTAGCAGGGAAATAAAGCGTAGTAATGTTATCATTGGTGACATCAAAATAAGATGTATCTAGTTTATACCCACTAATAGTTGGTACATTATTATCACCGGATGTAATGGCTTGATAATTAGAGAAGAAATCTGCTTTTTCAGAACTAAGATAAAAATTATTACCAAACGTAAAACGTTTGCCAAATAATATAAAGGAATTATCAACAGATGATAATAAGTTTGTGACTATTGGATTACCGTACAGCGGAACTATAGCACCGGTTGATGAGTAGAATATATTTGTAAACTCAGGCCGGCCAGATACTGTAACCATTTCGGAATAATTTGTAGGTACAGTATCATCAAATGATGAAAGTGCAGCATACCCTTGCTGTTCATAGCTTAAATTATCTACTACTTCTTCTCTATCTAACGGGTTGTATATTCTATTTTTTAAATTTACGGCTATAAAATTACTATCTACTTTATAGATGGTTCCTTGTGTGTCCTTTTGTTCGGGAAATAACCACCCCTTAATAGTAAATGATGTATCAACAGTAATTCTAAATTTATCACTGTAGGTAGTATCTGTCGGTGTAGTATATGCGAGCTCACCAGACCATAAAACTTCGCTTCTTATCTCTTGATCATATTCAAATCCAAAATCTTTTGGTACAGGCCACGATAAAATAATATAGGGGTTGTTGTAGGGAGCAAAGTTTGATACAATTTGATCTACATCTTCCATATATCTAGCCAAAATAGACATGTTTACTTCTAAGTTGACCGGAACCGGCATTAAAAATTTACCAGCCGTTTTTGGATTATCTTCAATAACAGTAGAAATATATGAAGGTGTAAGTTTATTAAAAACTCTATCATTATCTCGAGATATACTAGCTAAATTTACAGCAACAGCAGGTAGAGTAATATTTTGAGCTTTGTTAATAATATCATACATTACCCTATGTTTAGGGGCAAATACATATCGAACTTCAATATTTGATTTTGCAGTTCTATCTTTATTCCATCGGCTTATAACGACATCATCAAACGCCGCAATAAACTGCGTTAAAAGATTCTTAATTTCAAAATGAAATGCTCTTTTTTTCATTCGTATATATATTTATTACAAAAACCTATCGATGAAATATTTCGGTAATTTATGCTTGTTATTTACAATACTTTCAACAATAGCACCATCTAATATATAGGTTGTACAGTAATCTTTTTTGGATCTTACGCCCCTACCACATGATTGAATTAATGAACACAACATTTTATTTGCATACCAATAAAAGTCGTCATTCATAAGTCGTTCAATTCTTTTATCTTTTGTTGGTAGATAGGGTGCTTTAACGATAATTTGAAATCTAGCTAAATCATCTTTTAAATCAACACCATGTGACATCGATGGTGAAATTAATACTGTTGGATCCAAACTACTCAAATGTTGTTGCAATATTTCTTCATTACGGGTTCCTGGTTCTCTAATTAAAAATCTCGATCCAACTAATTTGTTTGATAAGAATGATGTAATTGTATTATTATGTGTATGAATAATACCTTTATCATTTTTGTGATGCTCACAGATTTGTTTTATTTGTTCTACAACTTTTGGTAAACTACGTTTTAAGTTGTGATAATTTAATTTAACTTTTGTATTGCAATAAATCGGCGAATCTTTTGCATTAAAAGTTGAATCAGCTTCTACATATTTAAATTCACCGCTGTCTATACCTAAGCTCTTACAAAAGTTTGCTGGGTCAATAATTGTAGCTGACATTAATATTACTTTATCTGCATACTTAAATAAGTGGTTTGATAATTTGTTAACCTTTAAAGGCATAAATGTAATACTATCTTTTGTTGTCTCAAAAAGATACTCACTTTCATTCCACGTTTCAATAATCAATGAAAGTTTAGAATGTAAATTGCGCAATCCTACAATTTGCTTTCTTGTTTCAACTAAGAATTTTTTATTATTAGTATTACTGGTATTAATAATATCACGAAGCTCATCTATTCTATCGCTTAAATCTAGTAATAAGTTATTAATCCACTTTACTACATTTGCAGTATTTTTTGAATAAAATGGTCTTACCACTACATCCATTTTACTCAACATTTCAAAATTAACAGTACAAGAAAATTCTTTTACTAATTGATCTTCTAATTCTGCAGCTTCATCACAAATTAAATATTGTCTCTTCTTTACATGATTTGGTAGAGAAAAAAACATGTTATAATTTAACGCGGCAAATTTGTTTATTAACGCATCTCTTCGATCGTTGTGATATGGGCACTTATGTCTTCTTCTATGATCTTCTAGAATATTTTTAGGTATAATTAACGATTCCATTTCTACGTCAATATCCGAGTCAATTGTACTAATATAATTGCTCTTACCTTTAAGTATTGTTGTGCCTTCAAATAAGCTTTCGTATTGATCTTGTAAAGCCTTTGTAATGGTCAGCGCAAATGAACCAGCTGAGTGTTGCTCTTCACATTCTTCTTCATGCGTATAATACCCAGTTTGATCAATTTTAAACGCTGTGTATGATGTTATTAGATCTTTAAAATCTTGCGAGGGTTCACCTGAAGCATTAGCTAAAGTTTTTGATATAAAACTTTTACCTGAACCTGTTGGTGCATTACACACAACAAATTTGTATCCATCTTGAAAAGCTTGATCAATATTTTTTAATAGCTTTACTTGAGAAGAATTTGGAGTATAACCTTCCGGAAAATTTTCTAACAGCGCGCCTACCACACTTAATTATATTATAGGCTCTTCAGAAGGCCATATGTAGACTAAATTGTCGTAAATCTTAGATTTAGAAGAGGTATCTAAGCATTTAACTTTGTTAATTTGCCCGTGTGGTACAAAAGAACTTAGGTGGTAGTTTAAAACAGCTTCTGTACCATCCTGCTCTATATGTATTTTATAGGGATATGGAATTTCGTAATTTTTTATAGAGTTTTTATATTCTAATGACAGATTAATATAATACTGTTTAATTTGAAATATCTTTAATCGACCTTTTTTAAGTACCTTTTTATCAGTTCTTATTACTATATCTCTTAATAAGAAAATTTTAAGGTCATCTACAACATTTTCTAAGCAATTGTTCATGAATTCATAAAATCAAATTTTTGTTTAGATGACATTGGATATATATTTTCATTAAAGTATATCCAAAAATCATCGTTAGCAGGTATTTCTTGTATTAGGTCGCATTGATACATGTTTATATTTCTATAATCCTGCATTAATATATCCCAAGCAACAGCTAGATCATCTGGTCCTAAGTAAGCTTTAGGTGGTCCTTTTGGAGCAAAGTAATTAAGAGATATTCTACCATTTACAGAGTTTAATAACTCTATAGAATTTGTACAAAGCATTCGTCTCGTAGGAGCTAGACCTGATTTTTGTATCCTACGAGGGAATCTTACCTCACATACGTTAGTTTGTAAGAGTGGGTCAAGAGTCGCTTTTTGGACTATCATCTTTCTTTTTACAGATTCCAAACATTCTTTCTTCGTTTAAGAATACCCCGGTTCTGATTTTACCTTTGCCGGTAATAGCTACACCGTTTATAGTAACGCCCATGTTATTTGGGAAAACAACAATATCACCCTCCTTAGCATATTTAGCATCAGGACCTGCTAAAATTACTTTTCCTTTTCGCCAGGCCTTGTTAAGGGCATTTGTTGGAATTAGGATTCCGTTACGTTCTATTTCACCTTCTTGTGTTTCATCCGCATATTCAATTAATAGAATATCGTCAAAAATGAAACTTAACTCATAATCATCTATACCGAAATCTCCTTTTTCTGGTTTAGATAAATCAATTAAGCTCTTTGTAGGTGCCAGATTATCAATACTTGCCATTGCCATACAGCTATTTACTAACATTACACTTTAAATCAATGTTACATTAGCTATACTGAACGTTTTGCTCTTTTTCTCGTTTATCTAACTTATAGTTTTTTCTAAGCTTGTTATTACAAGTAATAGCTTCATTAAGTAAAGAAAATGTTTTTGCAAATGCATTAAATGCAGCAGTATCCTTTGGAAAACATGCTCCTCCAAAACCACGTTTATTATCAAATCCCGGGACAGTAGTATGTGAATGCGTTATTCTCGGATCAGATCCAATAGCACTTATGATCATATTATAGTTAGCTCCGTGTTGTTTAGCTATATCATATACTTGATTAAAGAAAGTAACTTTAGTTGCTAAAAATGCATTTATACCATATTTTACAAATGATGCTTCAACAGCGGACATATGAAACACCGGACAAGGTCGGCAAATGCTATGTTCATTATACATTTTAAGTAATGTATGCGTGCTTTCAGTTGAGCCGCCTAACACTAGCATAAACTGATTTACAAAATCTTCATTCGCGTTTTTTTCTGTTAAAAACTCTGGGTTATAAACAAAGTTTGTAAATTGATTGGATAATGTTTCAATAATATCTGGTGTAACAGTTGATTTAAGAACTATTAACGCGTTGCTAAATTTTTTAACTTCTATACAGCATTGTTCTACTATTGATGCATCAATGCTTCCATCATTACTCATAGGGGTTGGCGCGCATATAAAAACGACATCAGGATCAAAAGAAGTAAGATCGCTACATTCAGTGTTATAATTTGGATCTATTAATTTTTTTGTAACATTATTACAAAACCCATAATCAACTGCTTTACCGACAAAACCATGTCCAACTATACCAACCTTGAGACCCATTTTTAACAATTAGTTTTAATCCAATCTTCAACAGCAATAGTAGGCTCCCACCCAAGTAATTGTTTTGCTGTTGTAATATTAGCTAACGTTTCACGCGCTTCACCATCTCTTGCAGGTAAAAATACATACTCTCCACCAACCATTTTTGCAATTTCTAAAACGCTGTTATTTGTACCAGTTCCAATATTTATAACCTTTCCAACGGGCTTTTTATTCTTAATATTAGCTGCAAGTATATTTGCATTAACAACATCTGTTACATTGACAAAGTCACGAGTTTGTAATCCATCACCGACAATAGTCATTTTTTCACCATTATGTTTTTGTCTGTTAAAAATACCGATAACTGGAGCATACTGGCCTTGCATCGGTTGTCTATCACCGTAAACATTAAAATATCTAAAAACAACAGTCTCAAGACCGAATAAATCTGTATACATTTTACATAACTTTTCACCCGCTACTTTTGTTACAGAATAAGGATTTAAGCAATCCTCGGGCATTGTTTCAGCTAATGGTATTTTATTTTTTAAGCCGTATGCTGAAGAAGTGGAACTATATACTACACGCTTTACACCAGCTTCTTTTGCACACTGCAAAACTGTACACGTACCAGTAACATTTGTTAGAGTAGCTAGTATAGGATTTTCTAATGTTGGTTGTATTCGCGATTCTGCAGCTAAATGAAAAACGCATTCTACTCCATCATATAAATGTCTTGTATGTTTATAGTCTGAAACATTTAATAAATGCTTTTCAGCGCGTTCATTATAATAAAATTGTTCATTTGAATCTGCAGATTCATTATCGATAACGATAACTTTATCATACAAATCTACCAATTGATCTACAAGATTTGAACCAATAAACCCTGCACCACCTGTTACAATTACCTTACTCATAATTTTTAATATACATTTTAATTTCACGTATAGACATATTGCGATTTTTTGCTATTGCTTTTAAATCAATATCCTCTTCGTCTTTTTTCTTTTTCTTTATATACGAAATTTTCTTCCACTTTAAACGCGGGATTAGATGATAATATAGTTTATATGTTTGTTGCTTATCATCAAAAATATTCCCAAACTTATTAAGTGTTTCATTAGTAAACACACACATACTCGGATTATA